CATCTACAGTATTAGAGGTAAAGGTATAGGCTCTACCTGCTACATCTGTGATGATAAACGTCTGTCCCGCTGCGGTGGAACCAGTCCAGAGGCCGCCCTTAAACTTAACATTCGCTGTGCCAAAAGGAGTAGTTCCTGGGGCAGTGATTTTCCAGATACGACCTGAGTAATCGTTTGCCATCTCGGTACTCCTTTCTTAGTTGAAGTTGTAGTGACAATGAAATACAACACCGTAGACGACAGCAGAGCCACCAGCTTGAGTGGTCAGGTTAAGATTAAGCAAGATCTCCGCATCTGCCGATGTAATCATCGCAGGAGTTGTAACCGGCACGTTTGTTACATAAGGTAGCGCTTGTACTGCGGTTGGAAGACCATTAGCTCCAAGAGCAACCAAGTTTGTAACCGCCGGTGCGGTATTATTTGCAAACACTGTCTTCGTCAATCCAACAGTGGCAGTTGTAAGAGCCGCACCAGTGACAGTATAGATGACATCCATGCTATCAATCTGCATACCCTTGGGAATCGGTCCACGTTGCATATTCCCAAGCGTTGCCAAGTTAGCAGCAAGAATCGGCGGAATTCCTGGCGGCAGAGCCAGTGGACCACTGGTGTTTGCTACAGTCGTAGGTCCAGCAACTCCTGCGGCTGTACCAAACTGCTCTTGGTCATACGAAGACGCATACACACCAGTACGTAGCCAAGGCTCGACATTCGAGAACAACGTAGCAGCAAGTGAAGCTGCTAGCGTCTGGCCAGCAAGTCCGGCACCCTGCGTCGCGTTCAAAGCATGTGCTGACGTGTCGATAAAATCGTCAAAACCTAGAAAAAACTGAAGGTCTGGATAGGACATGTTTCCTTCAAACCTTCCTTCAGAAATACTCATAACATCTCCTTTTCCAGCGCCTTCGCGCTCTTAAACTAGGAAATCTTCTACTTCTTCTGCAAAATCTGGATTACGAAGTTTCTCTACAGGAGCGAATTCTTCTTTTCCATCAGTGAGCACCTGTGCTATACGAATGTCCCGTTCACCAAGAAGTCCTGGGATGCCATGAGAATCCTGACACTCAGGCCCAAGAAGAAGTCCACGTTCCCACTTACACAGTGCAATCTTTACTTTCTTATCGCACCGATCACAGTAGTGCCACGGTCCTGTCCAGAATGTGTGTCGTAATCCGGTTTGTGCGAAGAAGCTCATTTTGAATCCTCAGAGTATTGAGGGCGATCGGAGCAGGTTCAAATCGCCCTCTTTACTATCACAGTAAAACTCTACTGTGAAACCTACGGTCCCTGCGTGCCCCACACTCCCTGCCACCGCGGGCACCAAGCAGCAACGCGCATCCTCGTTTTCTGCTTGATAGCATCCGTATCGAAGTCGTCGTCAAAATCTGTCGTCGGCGCCTCACGATTAATGACTTGGAGCGCATGGTCTGACTTCTGTGCCACAAGGAACCACGCACTAGGAGAGTTGAGCCAAGGAACTTCGAGATTCTTGTAGTCTTCAGGCAACAGAGAATTGATAGTGTTATCCCCTGTATAAGGCTTACCCGGAGAACCAAGAATCTCACGAACCAGGAACCGAAGTTCTGGGGGAGTAATGAGATTTTCCCAACGAAGCCGAATCGGGAAGCCCATGTTATCCACCATGCGAGCAGCGTGATTAGTAGCAAGTTGAAGACCTGCTACCGAGAAGTCCACATCTACCGCAGGACGGTTAGGATAGGTACCGGGTGCTGAAATAACTCCAGCTAGACCAGGACCAATTTGTGTAGCCTGTGCACCACCAAGCAGAGCGTGGGCGTTATAGAAAAGAGGATTACCATCAAAGGTTGTGACCTGTGAGGTAAAACCTTGATTGAACACATTCCACGCAATCATCTCTTTGGTAAACGCCGCCGACCGTGCCAGCAACGTCGGACCTTTCTTACCAACAAGTCCGTACTTGTCATCATCGTATAGTTCCTTAGAGGTTCTAATTCCAAGGGAGTATGTCAGTGGCTCAACCCTCTTAGAAGCACCCTGCTTCATTTCTGTATAAGAGGTAGAGACATTTTCAGGCTTCTCAAGTAACACTGAGATACCTGCCATTTCCAACTCTTGTTCATACTCAGAATCCGAATCTACTTCATGGAACACCTTCGGATAATCTGACGCTTTGAGCTGGCTATCGAGGCAGTCGAAGTAAATCTTCTTAAGCCCCGGCTGCATTAACTGTGCAAATTTTGCTCTAACTTGAGGCATAAATGATCTCCTTCGATTAGGCTACTTGAATCGCTGCGGTTAGAAAGACAAAGTTAACCAAGGAATTAAGCCCTGGTCCCATAGGAAGACCGACAACCTGCACGACAGCAGTGCCACCAGTCTTGCCGCCGTCAACATACCACCAACCGTTAGCATCCTTAGTCATGCCATAGGTAGCACCAATAGTTGCTTGAGTTGTGGTCCAGTTTGCAGCTACTGTACCAGTGCTGTTGTCAAAAAGAGCCTGAAAGATATTATCTTGATTCGGCTCAATATACAACGTGCGACCGTCTGTGACTGGAGTATCAAGAGCAATATTCACACCCAGAGGCTGATTGACTACAGCACCCCAGACCTGAATTGCAATATTTCCGGTAACTCCACCAAACGGAAGAATCGGAGCACCAAGACCCGCACTCCCAAGATTGGCGCCAAAAGATTCTGAAATTCCCAAAATCCCAGCGGTGACTGTAACACCATCCCATGCTTGTACAAACCCAGCACCGTTCAACTGCACTGGAGTACCTGACCAGAAAGTTTGACCTGCTGCTTCCGCGATGGAGCTGGTATACGGCGTAGTCCCCGCCTTCTCCAGCACTTGTAGAATCGGCAGATGCGTAGTAAGATTCGCCGGCATATGCGCTCCTTTAGTTACTGTTGGGACGGTGCCTGCTACACCGTGAGGTTAGTGTTAGACGACTGGATCGTAGAATGAGCCTGCTTCTGGGTGCATAGGAACTTCCTGAAGATCGAAAGTATTTGCAATCCGAGCCGAAGGCGGTCTACGGTTGTTTCCAAGTTGACGTTGAGAGAGTTCTAATCCTGCACGACGTTTGCCATACAGAATGCGTTTGTGAACACGTAACGCTATAACATCGACATAGCGATACAACTTATCAGAATCAAAGACTAGCGGAAGCTTGAAATCAGGATGTACATGCTCTGGCCTCAAATACTCATATCCTTCTGCCATAAGCTGTCCAATCCTACGCTGATCCTGTGAAGCCCAGACAACTTCATACTCAGGATCTTTCAACTTAATATTCATGTAATCTGGCACTTCATGCTCGATTGCAGGAATATAAGTCGAAGCTTTGTAGGCTTCCCTCTCAGTCATTGTAGCCCAGTTCGGTTCTTTTGGCTGCGCTGCTTCTACGTGGTCTTTTCTGTTCTTAGCCAGAACACGCTGAATTGCATCCTCAAGATCTTTGGCTGAGGTAGCAGGATTACTCACTACTCCAGCCAGCTCCTTAGCAACACTTCCCGCTTCAATTTTATGATTGATCTCAGGCATAACCGACTCCTTCCTTATCTAAGATTTCAGCGTAAGCCTTCGGCGTAAACCCAAGATGCTTAGCAGCGCGTTTGACGTTTTCATCTGCTTCAAGTCCAGCAAGACGATCTTTGTTGTCATCTGCTACACTTGTGTTCCCAGCAGCACCCGAACTTGTGCCACGACTGCCTTCGGAACTAGCAAAACGGTTCTTGAGTTTGCCTTCAACAAGCTCAGGAGTATGCTTGCCAAGAACTGTGTGATAGCAATTCTCAACATTCTGCGCATTGTTTCTAAATGCCGCTGGCTGACTCTCAAGAAGCGCATCGACTTCACGCTTAATGTCTCCGTGATAATAAGGAAATCTTTCAGCATTCTCGAAAACTTCACGCTTAATTCGATCTGCACGAGAGAGCAAAACCTCGTTAGTCAGAGGCTGCGTAGCAAGAGCAATAGCTTCCTTGGTCTTGCCTTCGAGCATCAAAGACTCAATACGCTCTTCAAGTTCTGCTTGTGTTTCAGTGTTCTTAGTCGCAGTCGCTGTACGAGTAGCCGCCGCATCCTTGGCAGTCTGCGTTTCTACAAACTTATTAATCCCTGCAAGTGACTCAAGAATCTGCGTTACTTTCGGTGTAAGATCAGCCGCCGCATTAGCGCCAGCTTCAATCTTAGTTGTCAACTCATCAGGAAGAGTGAACTCCTCTGTTCCATCTTCCTTCGATTTCTTCTGCCATGAGAAGAGTGCCATTAGATTTCACCTCCTTCTTGAGAGTGTTTCATTTTAAGTACACTTGCTTCTTGGTATTTTTGCTGCTCTTCAAGTGTTCTGAGTCGTTGTGGAAGTTCCAAGAAAACTTCCGTAACTCTTAACTGTGTACTAATTCTTACTGAGAGTGCTTTGATTTCTTCCGCCGACAGCTTAGTGGTGTCAAATCTTGCCCAGTTAAATGCTTCCCTCTGAAGATTCTTGAGCATTTCCACTACCGGCTGGAACTCCTCCTTGAGCCATAGCTCCTGAAGGGACACTCGATACGGTATTAGATCCTCGATTTTGTTGATTTCCATTGCCTGCTCCTGCTCCTGCTTGTGCCTGCATTTGCTGCATAGCGGTTTCAATAATCTGTGACACGTCAGGAAGCAACGCATCAGGATTATCACGGTTAAAGTTACGCGCCAAGGTCATAGCAGAGACTCTTGTCGCAAGAAGCATATCCAGATAATACTTCTTCAAATCTGGCGGTATGCCTTCAGAATTGATCGCTTGGATAATCTGTGCTTGACTCTGATAGAAGCGATCAAGCCTATCCGAGATGAGAATGTCATTTTGCTTTTCGAGTTCTTTGTTAGCAGATGCCGATGCTGGACGAAGACGCAGTCCTAGTGTGCCATCACGATAGAGATCTAACGCCTTCTTCAGTTTATCTGCATCTCTGCCATACTTCTTAAGCTTCTCACCAATACCAAAGTTTGAGTACATTGTGAGAAACTTGCATCCTAACTTCACATGTGCCGAGCGCATGTCACCGGTACGAAGGTTGTTGCGATTATTCTGCTGCGCCATGACCATTGAAGTTCCAGCGGCACTGTAGATACCGCGCTTCTGATTTACAATCCCACCACCAGTACCACCAGAAGCGGGATCAACTCCAGTACGTTCCTTGGCTATTGCCATATGAAATTGATCTGGCCCATCGCTATAACCTACATCAGCGCCGGCCTTAATGTGCTCGATCTCATCTTTACGTCCCGGCAATACAACGCCAGGAAACACATCCAGTATAGACCCAAGCTTACATTCTGGGTCCGCACGCCATACTCCCAGCATTGCCATGTTACGATTGTTAGTGCGCCAGTTATTATTGTTCGATAATTCCTTTTGCACCATGTGAATCATCTCAGCAAAACCTGTACCAAGATAAGACTCATCATCGTAGGCTAATTTCATGTCCTGATATGGGAGCATGTTCTTAGGATAGTTATTAAAAGCTACCCACAAAATCTTTTCTGTACGCTTGTGGTATTTTGCCTGGAAAGAATACTCCTTGCCTTGGATCCAGTAAGTAAAGAATACTGTGTAGTTATACCACCGCGCTGCACCAGTATCTACGCCAGAAGAGTCAATAGAGAACTGCTCATTAATCTCCCGTTCCATCTCTGTTTCTTGAACAGCGTCAGGATTACTAAGCAATGATTCAATATCACTCTGTTTGTAGTAAGGACTCTTCGCTTTAAGATCCTGCACTGCCCACATATCAAGAGAATCAATATGTCCAAAGAGCTTCATGTTCTCTAACTTCGGCACAGAAGGATCAAAGATAAAACGATTCAGCGGCAACAACTCAGGATGAGGACCATCGCGCTTGGTAATGATATGCTCTTCTGATTTGACTGGGCCATCTTCTTCTGAAGTACCGCCGCTCTTATACTCCATTACTACCTGTTGTTCAAACTCATATGGCGTGTAGATGATTCCTGTGCCATACTTAATCGCACTGTGAAATGCGCTCTGCTCAACCCTGTATAGGTCTAACTCATCCGGCGCATATGCCATGTCCATCAAAAAGTTTTGTACAACCTGCTTGAGTTCTTCGCCGTCTTTTCCTGGTAGGCCGCCACTCATTGTAGCTGCCCAGAGCGGATCATACATATAAATACCACCCATGATACGAGCCAACAACTCATCTGATGCTGTACCGATGATTGGGATTACTAAGTTCGCCGCGCCCGGCCATGGCCAATCGGCTTCTTTATTCTTTGGCCGTGCCTTGTACAAGCGCACATACTCTGGCAACTTCTCAGTTCTAAAAGTCTGCAACCGTCTATCGAGATGTGCAATCTTATCCTTGATAAAATCACAAATCTCCCGATAGTTATCAGGTCCAATAAGTTCCGGCGTTACTTGCGTGGGTGGTTGATATGGCATTAGAGGACGCCTGCGTTACTTTGAGTTGTTATCGAAGTGCCTGCAATGACTGTGGTAGTCTTTGGTGCAGTCAACTGAAGCTGCGGCGCTGGTATCGTAGCACTAAAGCTCTTGAAATCCGCAATCAGCAGACTTAAGAACTTATAAATGAATGTGTATACTACATTACCATTTGGTACAGGTAAAGCCTGTACCAAAGCCGAGGCGACAGAATTAACAACGTAGAAGATCAGTGCAAGTTGTAATGGTACTGAGATAACCATTTCTTACTCCTACTTATGTATCATCGCAAAAAAAGTTGCGATAGCTACGACGGTAGCGATTACTGCTGAGCCAGCGAGAGAAAGAGCAAGAACATTTGCTTTACCATCCTTCACCGCTGTTAAAGCAGCGTTTAGAGCTTTTTCATGAGCCTTCTCACGTTCATCCATGATAGCAAGGAGATGGATCTTCAGTGTATTAAAGGTCCATCCAATTTCATTATCATGACTCTCTGAGATAGCGCTCATTAAAACTCCTAAAAATGCTTTGCTATGACTGCGGCTAGTGTGGCTAAGACACTGGCTAAAGTAGCACAACTTAGCCATACGATCGCAGCAAGTTTTGTCTCGGCGCTTGTCATTCTGGACACTAGAGAGGGTTCTCCATTTCCTTCAATCACAATACGCCTAAGCGTTCTTACATCGCTCTCGATGTCCTTAACAAGCTGACAAGGCACAGTCGCACACGTATCACCCATTCCCTGCTCCCCCGTACTAGGCTGCTGCTGCCCTCATTCTTTGAGCAAACAGTGACTTCTGCTTTAACATAAAATCATCGACACGTTCTTGTGAAACTTTGTCAAATTTCCAAATCTGAGGACCATAAGAGAGAACATCAAGCAAGTCAATAAGACCTTTCCGTTGCCCATATTGTTCTACTTCTTCTTTGAACTCGGTACAATTATTCGTGTCTAACCAAAGTTCATGGCGCTCTACGATTGGAATGAAATTTTCAATTCGTTCTGCTTTAGCGTTTGCGTTCTGTGGAGTCTTGAGAGGAAGAAACTGGATACCAACAAGCTCTGGATGATCGTGCTTGTGTTCTTCGACGAAGTAGTTTAGATGATAAAGCAAATACTTCTGTGCTGCCACTGCTTCGACGTAGACAACACGAAGCTTCCATTTGACTGCGAGAAAAAATATCTGCTTAACAAAATCATCTATAGAACAAGCTTTGGCCCATTGATCGAGTAAGTAAACTCTGCGAGGATCACGCTCTACTCCAGTAACCGCAATAGCATGACGGCACCGACCGTCTTTGCCGGCTTCTTGGCCTAAGTGTGAACCTCCGTGATTCGGATCAACTGTCATATAACGATCCAGATTGCGTGGAAAGACATCTTTTATTACATCGCCTTCTGCTACATGATGACGAATGACAATGCGATACTGCTGAGGATGAGAAGTCTCAAAGTATCTGCTAACTATCGAAGATTCCTTCGGCACCGCCAATGCACCAGTTACTTTTTCAAAGTTAAAATAGCGAAAATCCGCCATATTAAACTTGGCTTTAGAAGGATCAATAGGATAGTTAAGAAACTGACAAGAAAAATGATAGCTGCCAAGACGGCGCTTCCAGCGTAGTAACTTCTCCCGTGTGAAAGCCTCTGGGAATATTGGATCACCGAAAGGATGAAGAGAGCAACAACCACCCAGAGCGGAATGAGTAGTCCAACTAAAATAAGGCTCTTCCTGACGTATGTGCGAATTGAGGTCATCATGCGACCACCTGTTACCTACGACTATCTCGTCAAAGTCTCTACCGGGATTATCCGGGTCTGAATCTGTAGCACCGACCAGGATTTGATGATAATCGATTGTATCGGCCATAACAATACTGGATTTTCTGGCTTCTCTTCCCACAAGATCATCTTGCACCACGACGTTGTAATGACGTGATTGTAGGGCCGCGCCGACTCCGATAAAATCGAAAGTACCTTCTCCCTGTCCACGTCCAGCAGGAGTTCGTCTTTGATGAAGAGATTCATTTGTCCACGTCTCCTTTTCAGTTGGAATTATTTCTGGAAATAGGTGACGGAAGAATGAATTGTTTTCGTAGTGGTTTGAGATTCGGATACCCAGTTTGATTGCGTTCTTGATAGTCTCGGACACCAAGAGGATGCGTATGTCTTGGCTGTGGGTTCGACGCATCCACTCAATGTAGAGATCAGAGTAACCAACTGAAGTAAAGAAATCTTCTTCCCGTTTGCCAAAAGGTAATGCTCTCCAAATCGAAAAGCACTCGCTGTAGACTGTACTTTTGAAATGGTCACGGGGAATCTCGATTCCTTCCTTAAGGCCATCTTTCATTACAGTAAGACACATCTGATAATGAAGATTCTTTGCTTTGTCGGAGTTCTTAGAAAAGCGATTCTTGCCCATGACAACGGTGCTGAAATAGTAAAGGTCCATCAAAGCATTAGCGCGAAAGACTTGCTTTTTCTCTGCGGCATTTTTACAAAGATCCGTGGGAATGAGATTGTAACCAAGAATAGTAGAACGCGGCACGAAGGTATCCCCAGTCTCTCCTACTTCAAGAGTCCTGAGGATATCTCGCACCGTTTGTTCTATTTCACGTTGGCTCATTGCAAACTTTCTACAACTGAGTAAACTGGTTTTTCGACACTCACTCTTAGAGGAGTCAGCGGTCTGTTAAACGTCAAGAGAGTCACATAAAAACGAGCGCCAAAAAATATCGCCAATCGTGCTCTCCAACTTAACTTCCAGCAAGTGACAACTTCTCCATCTGGAGTCCTACTTGCTGGAAGAGGAATATACTCAGGTTGATCCTCTGCATAAACTACCGATTCCAGTAATTCAATCTTAGGATCAATCGGTATAAGAATTTTCATTTCTGCTCCTGAAAATGAGTTTAACTTCCGGTGGCGCTTCACGCCGCAGATGGCATCACAGTAGTTGCAAAGGTCTCTGTTGTTACTTGATTAAACCTTGCTTATACCAAGCGTAGGATTCGCATCGACTGCCTTGTTCCACTGATTCTTTTGCTGAGACACTGGAGAATGAAAAAGGCTGCGCTCAAATCCTGGCACAAGCGTCTGGACTTTGGCTGTGGTCTTCGATGCTACGTGAGCTTGAAACATAGCAGTTGTCTCTTCTGGTGTCGCAGCTTCGTCTTCAGCTACAGCGGCGGTTGAAGTTGTCGTAACTGCTGAGTTAGCTGTAACAATCCCAATGATGGTCGTAATACCTGCCAAGATGAGATTGCCGTAAACGACATAAGCAGTTGGAATAGGCAGAGCATCGAAGACTGTCTCGAAAGCATCTAGAGCTTCGATAACATCCTGTGCAACTGTTCCTGAAGTCCAATTTGTCAACGCAGCCGCAGCCGTTTTATAAGCTGTAAGCGCTGCAATACCTTCGGTTGTATTTGCGAGATTAAGTGCGGTAAGAAGCGACTGAAGCTCTGGCTCAAGACCAGTCATCAATGCTCCTACGGTTTCTGCTGCTTTTTTGCACATTTTGCTGCTCCTTAGTCAATGTTAGTTGTCATACATTCTACCCAGTACAGCCACTCAAAACACGGAGGACCGAAAATTGGGCTAAACACGTCTCTCATCGTAAGCGCTCCCACAAGAAAGCATCTTCATAGTCTCCATAAAAATCTGGCACATACTGCGGAACTGAGAGTTTCTTTTTGAATCTCCATCTAGTTCACCGTTCCATCTGTAGGAAGAATCTCCAGAAGTTGCGCATCGAACTCGCCAGTTTCCGCGGCATCCTCTAGAGACTTGAGTGCTGCTTCTTGGTCGATAGCGCTAAGTGTGTGCGAGTTTGAGAATTCTGTGTTCGCCGCCACTGCAATAGCAGAATGTTCCGAGCCACCTAGCGGAGGCGCTATGCCACGAATAGCACTGATGATGCTTCGAGAAGCCTCATCTGCTTTCTCGAAGTCGAACATATCTACTGGCTTTACTTCTGTCTTAGATATTTTGGCGAACGAACCTTCACGATCAAGGATGTCTTGAGCCAAAGCAACTTTATGCTTGCGCTCAGCAAGAGTGGTTCCTTGTGATTGGACTTCATTCGCCAAAACTTGGAGTGCTGCTGGGAGCATTTGAGTGAGCATCTCGCGGCGCTGGCTCTTAATCATTTCCAGATTAGAGTCCATGTCGATGATTATGCCGTGGGTGATTTTAATGCGAGCGTTGAGGTAGTCGGCGGACTTTTTGATATAGCGTAGACGCTGTACAGAGACACAGAGCATCGAAGCTATCGCAGCTTCACCAAATCCAGCAGCTTCGAGACGTACAATCTTCTCAAGACGCTGCAACTTCTTGAACATGTTCTTCTGCGCTGGCTTAGAACCAAGACGCCCGGTCTTAGGATTGAGCGAGCCACCGTAGTGTAGGTGTCCGAAATTTGAGGAGGATGCCATTATTTCCGCGCCGCCTGTTTCTTGTGTTCAGATTGAGCTGCTTTATAGGAATGACCTTGCTTCTTGGCCTTAGCTGTCGAGTCTTGCTGTCTGCGAAAAGAAGCATTAGCGTCTTGGACCATCTTATCAGCATAAGCATGATCCGTAGTATCTTTCTTGAGCGAGGGCGTGGGAATAGACTCTATAAAACGCCGAGCCTTATTCACTCCACTGATGATCGAATCTGCAAGATCACTACCTGTGTCTGTCATCATTTACCATCCGCACCCTTAAAGCGTTTGAGAGTTTTGTCATGTCGTTGGATTCTGGATGCTTCGAGTGGCTCTACAGCGTTGGTATCTGTAGGAGTGGGTTTTTCTACCGTGGAAGGTTTTCGTGGGAAGCTTTTGTGCTTCGTGCGTGGGCCACCGCCGACGCTAGTGTGAATCTTAATCTCAGACTCTGCCATTAGGATTCTTCTCCTTCGCGGTTTCGAGACTCCAGAAGCCCTGTGTAGTTGGAGAAATGCGCCGAAAGTGCGCGGCGAAGAGGACTAGGATCGTAAGAATGTACGAAAGTCGCCTTCAGTTTCTCGAAGGTCACATCTCCTCCGTCGATATTCTCATACACATTTTGTGTACTTGTGCACTTCGAGTCCATGTTTTAAGTGTACCACGTCTCCGGCGGCGGCGTCAAGTGTATGCGAGCTAATTCGTGGGCGAAAAATACTCATTCTCAGGCGCATACAACTCCGCATGTACGCGTGGGCGCATGTACATAGCACAACTCTACTCACACCACACCCACGCATATACGCATGTTTGTGCGCATGTTCTAGCATGTACATTCAATCATAGTAGAAGCTGTAGTTTCAGAATTTCTGAAAAAATTAGTAGGAGCGTCCCCCCACCTTCATTCACGAGGATGGAATTTTTGAGGCGGAGGAAACATAAAGCGGTGGGTGAGTAGATGAGTATGGGAGTACATGAGTACAGAGTGTGCGCTTGTGTTTACTAGAGAGTAAACACTACAGGTAGATATAGTTTAATGTTAAACTTGTTGAAAATAGTTGTGCGCAGAGAGTGAAACTGAGCTACACTTTAAGAGTGGAAGGAAACATAAGACACTTCCATACGGCTCAGGCCACGGTAATGATTAGGTTATATGTTGACAATTGAATGGACAAGCGCACAGAGGTGAATACGTGTAATGCGTATGTGTGGAAACACTCTGACTCTCAGAGGTGCGCGCACAGTCTAAGGTAGGCTGTGCTAGGCTCATGTACAATCACTGAGCATAGACGCGGTGAAGTATGCAATCCGCTGTTAACATGTTACAGCATTGTTACGACTCATAAGCTGTAGAGAGTGAGCCTAGCACAGTCTATCGACTGTACATGGAGAAAACAAACATGAGTAACGAAACCAATGTATCTGAGTTGAAGTCAGTGAAAGTGACTGACTCCAAAGCGACACTAGCGAGCGGAGTTGTTGAATTTAATCCGCTGTCAGTGTTGAATGAACGTCAGCGCATCGCCCTTGCAGCAAAGTGGGGCGCACTCAAGCAAGCTGAGCGGGATGCGTATGTAGAGTATAGCTCTGCGGGCGTTACAGATAGCGCTACACTCTACGTTATCGCTTCAATCCTCACTGAGGCGAATAACAAAATCTTCAGTGACAGCCGTGGTGAGTATCTGGGGATAATGCAGCAATGGTATCAGAGTTTGACCAGCGCGGAAGCTTCGATCAAAAACTACGCCGAGAACGAGTTGCAAAAGCTGGCCGATAAGACCACGGGCGCACAGCAACTCACACTGCTTTCAGCGTTAAAGGCGAAGCTACTGGCCAACCGCACATTCTTGCCAGAACCGGTAGAGAAGTCATTTCGCGCTCTGTGCAGGTTCTATGGATTCGACTTGAATATGGTCAAGTGACAGAGTGTGCGCGTGTGCAGAATAAGCACAGAGAGAATATCCTCTGTGCTTATTTCTGTGCATGTGTGCGTGGGTGCATGTACTCTCTCTCTCTCTTGTACTAGAATGTGAGAGGGTACTCCAGTACCCCCTGTAAAGCGATGATTCGATTGACTTTAACCTCTTACCCTATACATGCGTCCGAAAAAATGACACGCGATGGTGGGGCGAAGGGCATAGGCGGATTCCGAAATGCATGAATTCGTCTAGGAAAAACAAACGTAGCAAAAACGTTCTTTTAATGTATAGGTAAGTAAAAATATATTATTTATCATATATACAAAGAACAGAAGAAGAAAAGAGTTTTAGCAAAAGAATGAGATGTGGTATGAGCGAATGAGATGTGGTATAAACTTTCTCTTCTACTGATCTTTGCACACGCGCCGCGCCGAGGGCATGAGATGAGGCATCGCGTGTCAAAAATTCCGACGTATGCATAGGGGTGGAGGTTAAACCCCGTCGAATGAATGACATAGAGAGGGTATTCGACTACCCCCTTCCCATCTAATTGTCTTGACAAACACACTCTCTCAGGCGTATGATAAAGAGAGTTGAGGAGGATAGGTTTAGATGGTAGATAGGACGCAGTTTCCAGAGTTTCAGGAGTATGTACAAGCGTTGTTATTGTACAAACAAGTCAAGAGTGCGTATCCAAAGTTTTTAGAGCGTTTTGGACACTGGCAAACGTCTAAGAATCCTCTTGAGCGTGCAAAGTTTTATGATGAGAAAGAAAAGAATTCACAAGTATGTAAGGACTACTACGCTGTGAAAAAGCGTTATAAAGAAACCATCGCACGTGCTGAGCTTGAGGCAAGAGGTTATAAACTCTCTGCTACAGCTCTTGCTGAGATTGCTGCTATTGAAATACCTGTATCAATGCAGGATATTATTAATAGCAATAAGACCGTAGCGAAAGAAGCTGCACATTTGTTTAATCCTTATGTCAGGAGAACTCTCAGAGAGTTAGCTATTGTTGAGGGAAGAGAGGTTAAACCTGAATGGATGGAGACTGAAGAAGAACTCTCTCAGTCTATGGAGCAGTTTAATCCTGATGTCTCAGCGGATGGTAAGATTATGTTTGATGAGGAGTTTGACAAACTCTAAGGAGTCGGCACATGCGTACATGCGTACATGCTTGAAGCGCCTCAATCTCAAGCTTAATCTCAATCTCAACCTAAGCATTGTCTATGCGCACATGCATCTGAAAATTAACAAGTTCTAACGACGTTCCTTGGACCGGAACAATGATGACACTATAACGTAGTATAACCTTAACAATCGCCAAGCGGCAGAAGGAGACTCTTATGCACATTTGTAACTAAACTGTGTACACCCTGGTACTATCATCCATCTAATGTGGAGAGAAAACCACTGGCAGACTTGCTCTGCCATAGACGCTACAAGAGTTGCGAGTTTGATTTGTACCAGACCATGCCTATCATATGTAGGTGATGCTGAAAACCGCAAACTTTAGATACTGGCGTAGCGTCTATGGGAGCGCAAGATGCTTCATAAACAAGGAGAACATGTACACATGCCCTATCGCATAACCAGAGAAGGAAACATCTCACACACGTCACTGCACTGGCTCTTGAAACTAGAGCGTACGTGTTGGATTTTAGCAATCATCACTGTAGGATGTATCATAACATTCTACACACTCAAATGGTAACCAGCGACCCTTGGTCGCCGTCTGTCTATGTAGTACAAGTGCAGTAATTATCTTCACAGGAGAATAAGCAAATGCGTAGCACACAGTTTCATGAGTCTCACGATGTCAGCGCCAGAGAGATTGAAGAAACCTGGAGATTTGCTGATGCAACTCCACGAGTAGACGCAGCGCGGATGCGCTTGACGACGACACCACAACATGATAAGCAGCCGACATTCGTAAACTATTCAAAGCAACGTCGGCTTGCACGTAAGACAAAGCTGCAAGCGCAAGCGTCCTGAGTTTCATAAAGCGCATTGGAGGTATCATAAGAGTCATTTTCTTACTCTCCTCCAATGCGCTATACATGCGAACATGCTTTTTGTCGAAAGTAGAATGTAGTGACGACTATCGCCAATCGCTATGACTTACTTAGTTCTCATATGTGCTCTGAGTAAGTTCAAATACAGTGAATTGGTACGATGTAGACGAGAACTATCATCAGAAGTTTAGCTAAGCAGAGCCTGCTTGTTAAGCTTCCTACTTTCGACAAAGCGCAGGTTCTGTAGGACCGAGTACAGAGAGTGCGGGGAACACTCTCTTGAAGCAATAATCGAACAGCCTATAATGCTTCCTCGGCCCTACAGAGCTAACGCTCTAAAAGGAGAATACGAAAATGCCAGAAGAACAGACGAAATTTTTGCTGCCAAAACTCCACTCTCTGCATCCAGCGGATAATTCACTGGAGATTTTGCTCATTCTCATGTTCAAAGCAGCCTACAACATTACCGAAGCAGACGCCGAACGTATCCATGAATTTGCCATGTCCATGTTCTATGAAGGCTGCGTCGTAGGTTCTGAAACAGTCATGGCAGCTCTGCAAACTCAACTAGAACTCCGCAAAGCAGCCTCCACGCCGTCTTCAAATTTGGTCAACTAAGCCAAAAAATCCTTCAAAGATGCTAATTTCAGGCATCTTAGCCCTTGACAACCATCGCCGCGAGGCGTACAATTTAAGAATGGAGAAGTGACATGGCAGAAGAATCAGCAACAACACAAACAATCAACGTTCCTCATCCCACGCCCACGCCAGTGTCTACCGTGTTTCCACAAGAGATTGAAGTAACACTCATTCTCAAGCTCACAGTCGGTTCTCAGGAAAAGCGTGACGACTGGCTAGAGCCAGGAACAAATGTCATTCAGATTTATGCGCTGGCTGATGTTTTTGACATTCTTGGTAACGATGGAGTTATTTTGAATTCCCTCAATGGCCTTACACTGTCACAGATTCAGAACGCACTCAACACACGCGAAATCTAGTTGCGGCACCCCGAAGAATACAAACTCACACTCAGATGTGAGGTGTATTCTTTAGGACGGAGTCGGAAGAGACTCTTGGGCAGCAGAAGAATCGGTCACTTCTGTTAGGCCATTCTCCTCTCTTCCTCCGTCCTAGAGAGTACATCCGGCAGCGCCGGTAACTCTAGAATCTCCTTCATTGGAGAAGTTGCAACTATCTCAACAGCGCTAAAGCGCAAGGAGCACTACAAATGGCAGATGTAAACGTAATGGAGCAGGCGGGTGCGCTCTCTCAGGAAAGGCTCACCTATCGTAAGTTCGTCAAACTGGGAACCGATGCAGAAGGCAAGACTGTTATCGAGAAGAAGGCAGTAAAATCCGAATCCGACAAGAAAGAGCCGGAGAAGTTGGACGACGGCACCGTTAATCCTCATGCCGGCGTTGCAGTTTCATGGACCGGACCTGCTAAGGATGGACTCTCACTCTTTAACGAGAATGAGTTTATCCGCTATCAGGTCAAGACGTGGGCTGGTGCTGAGACGCTGGTTCCAGAAGAGTCCCAGCGCGTCTATATCTTCCAATATGGCCTAAACGCGATTCAAACAGCTCGTGCGATTGGCTATATGGATGAGTTGAAGGAAAATGAGAGCGAACCTACGCCAGCACATGATGGTGAGACTATTGATCTCAAGGATGCTATCAACGAAACTCCTCAGCGTCGTGCTACCACGGATGTTGACAAGCTCATCAAGCAGCTCACTGCTATGGGTATTCCGGCTGATAAGCAGGTTGAATTCTTGAAGCTGCTTCAGACTGCGAATGAGACAGCGACAGATGAGACAGAGCCTGTTGAAGCTTAAGTTTTCCCTTCCGAGGATTTGCTGAAAATGCAGCATACGGAGTACGTTCTGGGAATGACGTACTCCGTAGCTTTTTTAATCTCTGTGTTCATCATGGTCCCATAGACAAGCCTTCTCGTGGCGGGACTATAAGTAAACGTAGCGATACTACGTTGAAACTAATTGTCTACAGATAGCCTAAAGCTATCGTCTAAGCACAGGGATACGGGAGTCCAAGGCCCGTATCTTAAACTAGCAAATAAAGCTGCCTGTGCTAAAAACAACGCCAAAGGAAAAGGAAAACACAAAATGCCTACAACAGCAGAATTAATGCGGCATTTGAACAATGCTGAGAAACGTGCTGTACGAGCGCACAGAATTCTAACCCACGCTTTCGTTACGTCACGCGAAAGTTTTTGTCTGAAAATGCGCTACAAAAGTTTGGATGAGTTACCTAACAATGGCAAGGCTCGTGAAGCAGCTGTCCGAATTGAAAGTGAAAATTGGGCACGTTGGATCAAAGAAGCTGAAAAAGCAGGACTTCGGTAACTAAGTCAAAAACTCAATCATTACTCACATTCTTAGCAGCGTCG